CGCGAAGAACCCGCACTTCAAGAACACGTATGCGGACCTGCCCGCAGTGATCGACGCCGTGAAAGGCCCGCTGAACGACGCCGGCATTATTTTCATCCAGACGCCCGCGCCTTCCGACGACGGCAAGCTGCACCTGACGACGCGCCTGATTCACGAGTCGGGCGAATGGATCGAGTCGACGGCGGTCACGCCGCTCCAGAAGGCCGATCCGCAGGGCGTCGGCTCAGCCATCACCTACATGCGCCGGTACTCGCTCGCAGCGATTACGGGTCTGTATCAGGACGATGACGACGGCAATGCGGCATCAGGCGTCGGTCAGCAGCAGCGCACGCAAGCGCCGCAAGCGATGAAGCCGGCCGACATCAAGCGCCACATCGCAGCGATCAAGGGCGCGAAGAGCAGCGACGCGCTGAAAGCCGCGTTCGAAGCCGCGCGAGTCCACGCGAGCGAACTGAACGACGCCGACGCTTACGAGCAGTTCAAAGCCGCGCGTCAGGAAGTGATCGACGCGCACACGGCGAAGAAAGAGCAGCTTGCGCACGAAGCAGCCGCAGCGTAACCACACACCCGGCGCGAAAGCGCCGGATAGCGAAGAGAGGGATGATATGAGCGCACTAGAAATCAAAAGCGCCAGCGATGTTACACGGATTTGGAAGAGCGCAGAATATGCGCACCTTTCAGAGAACGACATCAAGAAGGCGATTGTCGATCAACTTGACCCGGCATATCTGATCGAGCGAGGCGCGAGCGATCTGCTGCGCATGCTTCGAAATAAGCACCGCCGCGAGGTTAAGAGGACGACCGATCAGCAGGCGGAATGGGACGCCATGCATCGGACGCGGGCGGCGGAAGATGCGGAGCGCATCAAAAATCTCACGAAATCGGCTGACGCATTTTGGGGCTCAATGCTTTCCATCACCGAAAACATTAAAGAGCAGGGGCGGCAGGAAGCATGGGCCGAGATGGATAAGTGGCGAATCAAGGGGAAGCCGCTTCGCCTGGTGGAATACGACGAATTGCTCGCCGAGCGAAATCAAGATTGGCGCGTCGCTCAGGGCACTCTCTCAAACGTCGAGTTTTACGACGGCGTGTTGAGAAATATGAATCCGGGCCAGTCTGTCGGAGAAGCAATGTCTGAGTCGGACGTTATTGCGATCCGAGACGCTGTGTTCAGCCACAAAGTGGCCGCATGATCGCCCACCCCCTACGCCAAGCCGCGCGCCGCGACCTCGACGCGCTGGCGCTGGCAAAAGAATCGACGCCCGCACTTGTGCAAAACGCCTGCTCATCATTCGCGGAAATGCTCGCGCATATGACAGGGCAGAAAGTGACGGTCTGGATCGACAATGCGCCGATCGCACGCAATGCGCGTCAACGCGCTTAATCAGAAGAGAGGAACGAAATGGCTTCGTATCAAAAAGTAATCGTCGCGGGCAACTTGGGGCAAGACCCGGAGATGCGCTACCTGTCGAACGGCGATGCGGTCGCGAACTTCAGCGTTGCCGTAACCGAGTCGTGGAAAGATTCGGGCGGTCAGAAGCAAGAGCGTACCGAATGGTTCCGCTGCGTGTGCTTCAAGCGCCAGGCGGAAATCGCGGGCGAATATCTGAAGAAGGGCGCGCAAGTGCTCGTCGAGGGCAAGTTGCAGACGCGCAAGTATCAGGCGAACGACGGCAGCGACCGTTACGTGACCGAGCTGCGCGTCGACACGTTCAAGATGCTCGGATCGCGCTCGGATAACGAAGCAGCGCCGCGCAATCCGTCGAACGGAGCGCCGCGCCAGCAGCGCACGAATCAGAAGCCGCAGCAGCCGAGCGGCGGCGGCTTCGACGACATGGACGACGAAATTCCATTCTGATATTCAATCGCCCGGCCCCGCGCCGGGCATCACCCAAACCAACAATGACCGAACAAACGAACTCAGCCGAAGCCCTGATCCACTTGCGCGCCGCGGTGCATAAGCTCGAACAGACGATGCAGAGCGGCGTAAACGCGCAAAGCGTGAACCTGGCGCTCGATGTGGCCCGCCGCGCAAGCGAACTGCTATGCACCGTCGTCGACGAGCGCGCGGTGAACGTCGGACAGGAACTGATCGCGAAAAAACTGCGCGCAGCCGCTTGACGGTTCCGCACCTCGCGGGTATTCTATCAACGTGGTCAGAACGAAGGCGTCTTTAGCGGCGCCTCTTTTTGGCCCTATAAAACTACCTCGGAGAGATGAAATGACGCAGTTAGAGATTGTGTGCGACATCGAAACCGTGCCCTCTCAGCGCCCTGAACTGATCGAAGAAATCCGCGCCGACCTGCGCGAGAACTTCAAAGCGCCGTCCGACATGACGAAAGAGACGGCATGCAAAGAACTCGGCATGACGGATCAGGAGCAAATCAAATACACCTCGAAGGCCCGCGCGATCGAAATGTGGATCGAGCGCTTCCGCGATGAAAAGCTCGAAGAGACGGCGCAAAACACGCTCGCGAAAACGTCGTTTGACGGCGCGCAAGGTCAGGTCGCGGTGATCGGCTTCGCGGTCGACGAGCAGCCGGCGATCGCGCTGAAGGTCGCGGACCTGACGCAAAAGGCCGAAGCCGAAATGCTCGCCGAGTTCTTTCATGCGATCCGCGATCTGTTCTCGCCAGCGCTCATGCGCAATCCGATCTTCGTCGGGCACAACCTCGCTGGCTTCGATCTTCCGTTCATCTACAAGCGCGCGGTGATCCTCGGCATCAAGCCGCCGCCGTTCATCCCGTTCGGCGCGGCGCCGTGGTCCGATCACATTTTCGACACGATGGTTCGATGGGATTCGCGCAACAACATCTCGCTCGACAAGCTGTGCAAGGCGCTCGGCATTCAGGGCAAGACCGAAGGCTTGTGCGGCGCTGACGTGTGGCCGCTGATCCAGCAGGGCCAGATTCAGGCGGTCGCGGATTACTGCGTCGACGACGTGGACGCCGCGCGCAACGCGTACAGGCGCATGACGTTCCGCCCGATCATCGAAGCGAAGGCCGCGTTTCAGCTCGAACTCGACCCGATGCCGTTCTAACTGAGAACCACCATGCACACAGTCATCGTGCCGCACCTGTCGGCTTACTCGGAATACTCCCGCGTCGATGGCGGCGCATGGTTCTTCCGGCGCTCGGTCAGCCTCAGTGCGGTGTGCTGGTGCTGACCGAGCAACACCGCGCGGACGCATGGCAACGCTTCCGCGACGCGGCGAAAGACGGGCGCTCGGGCTACTACGCAAAGGCGCAAGCGCTCGTCGAGAAGGTGCGGCAAGAGCACGGCGAGCGGGCGGCGCAAATCGCCCGCAAGGAACTGAACGAATTCATCAAGAGCGATAAGCGCACATGAAGGAACCGAAAAACGGCGTCGAGCACGTTCCGAGCGAGTCGACCGAGCAGATGATGTTCTTCAAATGGGTTCGCGTCGCGTTCCCGAAGTTGATCGCGTTCCATGTGCCGAATGGCGGGAAGCGATCGTTGCGCACGGCGGTTCGGCTGAAAAAAGAAGGCGTCGCCGCTGGCGTGCCCGACATCATCATCGGCAAGCCGTGCGGCATCTACTGCGGCATGTACATCGAACTGAAGCGCACGAAGGGCGGCGCACTGAGCGAGTCGCAGAAAGACATGATTCGCGAGCTGCGCGCAGAAGGCTATTACGTCGCAGTGTGCCGCGGGTTCGACGAAGCGCGCGAGGAATTGATCGGGTATCTGAACCTCGGGGAACACCGGACATATGACTGAACTCGCCGTCATATTGAACGAGCGCACGCGAGCGCAGGCCGCGCGCGCCGTCGTCACCGCGCCCGATGGGTGGAGCGCTGTCATCAAGCCCGCGACGCGTTCATTGCAGCAAAACGCGCTTCTGCACGCGCTGTTCAGTGACCTGGCAAAGCAAGCCAAGTTTCACGGGCGCACGCTCAGCGCGGCGCAATGGAAGGTGCTGATGATCAGCGGGCACACGGTCGCGACGGGCGGCGGCGCTGACATCGTGCCCGGCATCGAGGGCGAATTTATCAACCTCAGAGAATCGTCGGCCGGCATGTCGATCCGTCGCATGACGAGCCTGCTCGAATACGTCATCGCCTGGTGCGCGATGAATCAAATCAGACTGCCAGCGGGGAAGGGTTATGAAGAATACGAAACCAGTCATTAAGCGCGGCGAGACGTATCACCGCCTGCTCGAACTCATGAGCGTGTCGCGCCGCATGTTCACCGAGAAGCAGATTCGCGACGCGCTCGGCGTGTCGTCGGCGACTTCATGGAAAGTGCTCGAACAGGCGCTTGCCGATCGCAAAATCTATATCTGCAAGTGGCTCCGCGCGGTCAACACACCGAAAGGCGGAGTCATGACGCGCGTGTTCCGCATCGGCGCCGGGAAAAACGTCCCGAAGCCGCCCGCTCTGACTGGCGCTGAATACACCGCCCTGCACCGCGCACGCAAGAAAGCAGCGGCAATCGCCGACGAGGAAAGGCGCGTCAAGCGCGAGCAGCGCGAAGAGGCGCAACGCATCAAGAGAGAGGCGCGCGAGGCCGCGAAGCTCCAGGCGAAGCAACAGAAGGAAGCCAAGAAGAAAACCAGCGCATGGCACGAGAAGCGCGACGAGGCTCGACGCGTCGCACGCGAGGCGAGAGAGGCGGCGAAGGTGGATGCCGAAGAGCGCGCGATGATCGCAGCCGATGCGAAGGTGCGCGAAGCCAGCGAGAGGGCGCAGCGCGAGACGACAGAGCGAATCAAAACGCTCATCGCGCAGCAGCCGCGCAACCCGTTCGCTGTGGCAATGGCGCAGCTCTAAAAATTCGCGCTCAAACACTACCTTTTGGAGATGTTTTAAGGTAGGATTGAGTCATCGAACAGGGAGCAAACATGGACTACGGCAGCGTGTGCAGCGGGATAGAGGCGGCGACAGTCGCATGGCACGGGCTTGGATGGCGCGCGGCGTGGCTGTCCGAAATCGAATCGTTCCCGTCCGCTCTTCTCGCTCACCACTATCCGGACGTTCCGAATCTCGGAGATATGACGAAGATCGCGCGGAAAGTGCTTATCGGCGAAGTCGCGGCGCCCGGCGTCTTGGTCGGCGGTACGCCGTGCCAAGCGTTCAGTGTCGCAGGCTTGCGCGAAGGGCTTTCCGATGAGCGCGGACAACTAACACTCAGCTACGTGAGGCTGCTTGATGCAATTGACTATGTTCGCGGACGCGCAGGAGATCGCCCCGCCGTTGCCGTTTGGGAAAACGTGCCGGGAGTCCTCTCGTCCAAAGACAACGCCTTCGGATGCTTTCTTGGAGCGCTTTCCGGAGAAGATGAAGAACTTCAGCCGCCAGGGAAAAAATGGGCGAACGCTGGTTGTGTGTTTGGACCCGCGCGAACAATCGCGTGGCGAGTCCTCGACGCCCAATATTTCGGAGTGGCCCAACGACGCCGCCGTGTGTTCGTTATCGCAAGTGCTCGAAAAGACTTCAATCCCGCAGACGTACTTTTTGAGTTCGACGGCGTGCGCCGGGATTTTGCGCCGAGCCGAGAAGCGGGGCAAGAAACTGCCGGAACCCTTGCATCGCGCACTGGCGCAGGCGGCTTTCCCGGAACCGACGAGGCATGCAGCGGATACCTGCAAGCATTCGGGGGGAAACAACACTAGCGGAAGCATCGACGTTGGAACCTGCCTGACGGCCAAAAGTCAGCGCCTTGATTTTGACACCGAGACATTCGCCGTCTGCGTGACCGGCGACATTACGCACACGCTCAAAGCCGAAGGGTTCGACGCGAGCGAGGATGGAACGGGGCGCGGTCAGCCGATCGTGCCGGCGCCGATCTGCTTCAGCGCAAAGGACTATGGCGCGGACGCGACAAACGACCTATCGCCAACACTGCGCGCCGGCGGATTCACAGGAAGTCACGCGAACGGTGGCGTGATGCCGGCCGTATCAGCGCCGCCGATGGCCGTTCGTCGCCTGATGCCCGTCGAATGTGAACGACTCCAAGCATTTCCGGACTCGTACACACAAGTTCAGGTTCGCGGCAAGCCTGCGGCTGACGGGCCGCGATATAAGGCGCTCGGAAACAGCATGTGCGTGAACGTGATGCGCTGGATCGGCGAGCGAATCGACGTCAAAAATTTGTCCGCTAATACTACCTTTTAGCGATGAAACACGGTAAGATTGATCACATGGAGGTAGCAGTTTGAGCAAGCACACGCCGGCAGCAGAGCGCCGCTACATGGGATACGTCGCGGCGCGCGGTTGCTGCGTGTGCAAGCGGATCGGTTACGACGTCGACGGGATGCAGGCAATCGTTCATCACGCGATACACAACCGGTTCGGATGGGGCAAGGCGTCGAACTACCGAACGATCCCGCTCTGCCACACGCACCACGCAGACCCGCATCAAGGCGTCCACGGTCTGAACGCCGAAGCATTTGAAGCGATGTACGGATTCACAGAACAAGAACTGATCGAAGAGACGCAACGCGCGCTTGCCGATCATGTGCCAGAAAACGAGAGGGTCTACCAGTGAAGTCAATCAGCACCAGCGAGATATTGGAGTTCATGCAAGAGGGTAAGGGATATTCCCGCTCTTCTTTCTACGGCGCATTCCCCGACGTCGATCCGCGCCTAGTGAATGACGCGCTGCTGCTGCTGACGACGCGCGGCGAAGTGTGGAACGGCAACATGACGACATACGTCAAGTTCGCTCCGAAGGCCGCGAGCAAGGGCGCAGAGCCGATTATCTGCCCGTCGCACGCATGGGGCAATCTCAGCGGTTACGACGCGGGCTTGCGCGGGCTCCGTGGCGCGGCAGAGGCAACGCGCGGCGCGGGGTACACGGCGCCAGAGTTCGGCGGGAATGCGATGACCGGGCGCGCGGGCAGCGAAGGGTTCGCGGGGCGCGCGATGGGCTTCCGGGTGATGAAATGACCGACGCAGAAATCATCTCCGACGCACTGAAGCACTACGCGGCGCGCGCCATCGGCGAGGCCGGCGCGATGAAAGACCCGGCGTTTCGCTTTCCGGGCGGCGGCAGGCCGACGGCGAAGCAGGTAAACGAGGCGTTCCGGCTCGCGGAGCGCGCGCGGCAACTATGGCTCAATCAACGGGGGAAGGTTTGAACATTTATCGACACAAATTCATCGCGGCATGTCCCGCGAACGGCGCGCAGATCGCGTACGAGCTCGTCATCGAAACCGACAAGATGATCCACGTCGAGCACATCACCACCGCGGCTGCGCTCCACAAATCCGGCTATCACGAAGAAATTGCTGATGACTTCGCGCAGCGATTCGGCGGAAAGCAAACCATGAAGGCGCATCACCACGGCGTCGACATCGAAACTCGGCGGGGATTCTAATGAAAGCATGCATGGCGTATCTCGCGGCGATCGTCGCGATCAATTTCGGCTTCGAGCACACGAGCGTCGTCATGCTGCCAGGCGGCGCCGTTTGGCCCCCGATGAGCATTGCCGTCGGCGCAATCTTCGTGCTGCGCGACTATGCGCAGCGCGCGGCCGGCGACGTCGCGGTGATGGCGTGGATGATCGCGGGAGCGGTGATTTCGTATTTCATGGCGTCGCCGGCGATCGCGGCGGCAAGCCTTGCAGCGTTCGTCGTCAGCGAGGCGGTCGACTGGCTCGTGTACACGACGACCAAGCGCAGCATGGCGCAACGCGTCGCGCTGTCGAGCGTCATCAGCGCGCCGATCGACTCCGCGGCGTTCTTGTACCTGATCGGCATGCTTTCGCCGACGAGCGTCGCGATTATGACTGCGAGCAAGGTCATCGGCATTACGGCTTGCATGGCAGCAACGCGCCGGAGCCTCGCATGATCCACTATCACGGTTTGCCGATCACGCCGGCGACTGCAGCAGTCGCAGCAATCTCAGGCGGTCATGCGTTCGTGTCGTTCCGCCATCCCGGGCAACTCGGCATCGCGATCGAGTGCGCGCAGACATTCGCCGTCGACAATGGTGCGTTCTCCGCGTGGATGAGCGGCGATCCGGTGAAGGATTGGACGCCGTTTTACGAATGGGTCGACGAGTTGCGCCGTTATCCAGCGTTCGACTTCGCGGTGATCCCCGACGTCATCGACGGCGACGAGGCGGCGAACGACGCGCTGGTCGAGGAATGGCCGCACAGCCCGTTCGTCGGCGCTCCGGTGTGGCACATGCACGAAAGCCTCGCGCGGCTTGTGCGACTTGCAGATCAGTTCCCGCGTGTATGCATCGGCAGTTCAGGCGCGTTCTCGACCGTCGGCACGACGGCATGGTATGCGCGGATGGCCGAAGCGATGAATTCGGTCTGCGACGAGCGCGGACGTCCGCTGTGCAAACTGCACGGTCTGCGCATGCTGAACCCGGACGTGTTCACGCGCTTCCCGTTTGCCAGCGCCGACAGCACGAACATCGGGCAGAACGTCGGCATTGATAGCAAATGGAAAGGGCCGTACACACCGGCGAGCAAAGAGGCGCGGGCGCGCGTCATGCGTGAGCGCATCGAGGCGCATCAATCGCCGATGACCTGGAACCGAGATGCCGCGCCGATACAAGCCGAGTTTTCGCTCGAAATGTGCGCTGGTTGACATAAGGAAAGTTATCACCGGGATTCGGGATCACCCGAATACTCGGCGTCAATCTGACGCTGCGCCTTCAAAAGCAACGGCCACCAGTCCGGTCCAACCCGATCGAATGCTTCGGCCATCGTGTAGTCCAACTCCTTCAGCCAGTCGGCCCGATTCAGCACGATCGCCACGGCTACCTTCTCGCCGGTGGACATGGTGAGGTAATCGCCGACCAACTTCGCCTGCCGAACCTTGCTCATCAGGTGGTCGAAATCACTCATGGAGGCTCCTTTTCAACAGGGTTATGCACCGTTTCTGTGGATAGATTAGAACGCGAGTTTAAGCCTCATCGATGATCCCCGCATGGATAACTCACCCGCCCACAGCACAAGGCTGTGGACGGCCGCTGCGCGGTCCGTGAGTTACCCACACTTGAACACTGACGCGCGCCTTCGGCGCTTGCCTCAATGAGAGATGCGGAAACCTTTAACCGTCCGGTTCAATTGCGCGTCCGAGCGGTAGCGATGTCTCGTGTAAACCCACAAACATAGCTTGTCCGCATCAAATCGGCGGAAACGCACGCCAGCAAACGGATTCAGCGATTTCTGAGCATGCAACCCATTGCATGTAGGTCGGCAACCGGTTGCATGTGCAGTTGCATTGCATGCTAACGTGCAACACATTGCATAGGTTATACTTCATCTCAGGTGCAACGAGAACAGATACCCATGAAATCTAAAGCGGTGGTTGTCATGCCGGATGATACGCCGAGTACGTTCGGATGGCTTCAGGTCGAGAAAAGCGCTCTCCACGAGTTACAGCGCCTTGCGATCAAATCGCCGTCCGCGATGGCGACGCTCATGTTCCTGACACGCAGCATGACGCGCACGAACGCGCTCGCAGTCTCCCAGGCCGTCATCGCGCAGAAGGTAGGCATCAGCATTCGATCTGTCGCGGCGGCTGTCAAAACGCTGGAAAAGCATCGTTTTATCGAAGTCGCGAAGGTCGGAAACATGGCCGTCTACAACATCAACACGCGGCTTGCATGGCAAGGTAATAGAGGTGAACGGCACGCGCATTTCGTCGCTGACATTATCGCCGTTGAATCGGAGCAATCGCCGGAATTGTTCGAGGATTTCAAATTGAAAAAGGTGCCGCAGGCGAAGCCGAACGAACGGTTTTTGGTCGGAAACGAGCCGATCGACCCACCCGACCAATCCGAGATGGATTTGCCGTAAGGACTCGACATGAGCGACGCGACGAAACTTTACCGCTACTACGATTCTGCTGGCACCCTTCTCTACATCGGGATCAGCAAGAACGCACTGCAACGACTGACGGAGCACGAGACGGACAAGTCATGGCAGGCGGATATTTCCAATGTCCGCATCGAGACTTTCCGGGATCGCGCTTCTGCGCACGCTGCGGAGCGCCTTGCAATTGCCGAAGAGAATCCATCTCACAATCTGATTCGATATGCGTCGCGCTCTGCCGCCCGCGAGCAAAGAGACGGCTCTAGGCGCGATCGAGCGAGACGCACAAAGGAGGCGCCGCGCGCCATCAATGACCGTTGCCTGGCGGCGTTGACGAGCATGTACGAGGAAATGCATTGGAACGATTTTCTGTTCGCGTATTCGCACACAGGCGGCGAACTCGTCGCGCTTGCGTTCAACAGAACGGATCGCATTGAGGCTCTTTCGGAGCAATGGATGTGCGACGCAAAATACACATTCGAGTACGGCGGAATGCGTATCGCCGCAACATATCGCGCGCTCGATGATCGGATCGAAATAGACCTGCTTCGTCAACGATGCAGCGGCGCCGAAATCGCTGAGTTCGATCTAAAAAAACACGACGCGATACACGAAGAATTGTGCGCCGACGCGCCGCTTGACGAGGCGCGTCGACCGTCCATTGATCTCGATTAGTCGCCGCCCCGCTTCCGCCGCGCCAGCTCGCGCCGCGCGCCTTCAACGATCACTTCCGACATCGGAATGTCCGTCAGTTTCATGTACGCCCGCAGCGCTTCGTACAGGTCTTTCGGCATGTTCACAGACATTTTCTCGCTCGGCGGCTTCTCGCGGAACATCGGACGCGCCTCGTCGGGCGCTCTTTCTTCGGGATTCGGCGCCGTGATTGACGTTGCGCCACTGGCGAATGAGTCGACCATGCTGCGATTCAGCGGAGGATTAGCCATTGAGCATCCCCGCCAGCAGCGTGCCGAACTCATCCGTCGCCTTCCCGTCGCGATACTCCGCGGGCAATTCCATCACCGACAGACCGAGTTTCGCGCCCTTCCGATACGCCGCGCGGTCGATGATCGTCGGCCCGAGCTCGAAATCGTCGCTCATCTCTTTGATGAGGTCGATCGACTCGTCGAGCTCGGCTTTGATGTAGTGCGGAACCGCGTTTATGAACGCGATCGCGCGCACGGGCGTCGTCACGCTCGCCCTTCTCTGTCGAACTATCTGCGCGGTCTGCGCGAGGCTCCAGGCGTCGAATTGCCCGATGCGGCACGGCAGCAGAATGACGTCTGCGACCGCCATAGCGACGCGCGTCTCGGTTTCGAGATTCGGCGGGCAGTCGATGACGATGTGATCGAAATTCGGCTCGTCGTCGGCGATCGCGCGACCGTAGTTCTGATCGACCCGCACGACGCTCAGGCTGTGCGGCACGCCTGCGCTTACACGCACCTGCCCCCATTGGTACGAACTGCTCTGATACGGGTTCGCGTCATACAGGCGCACACTCTCACCCTGCGATGCGAGCGCCCCTGCGACATTGGTTGCGGTCATGGTCTTGCCCACACCGCCTTTCTGCATCACGACCGCAATTATGCTCATACACCCTCCCCGGTTGTTGTGCCGGTAGGGTAGCGGAGCGGCGCGCATACTTCAAGCGATACATTAAGGCGTATGGACAACCATACGTCCATACGTCAGCATGGCCGTCCATACGTCCATACGCGCGCGTTACTTTCCGCCCGCATCGATGTACCCGCGCGCCTGCATCTCGCGGACATACGCCTGCAACGCCGTCAGCTTGTCGATTTCCCTCTGATCGTCGCCGGCTACTTCTGCAAGGCCGTCTGCAACCGCTGGAGCGAGGTCAGCGACGGCGGGGGAGTCATCAGCGCTGACGGCGGCGCCGGCGCTTTCGCTTGCGGGAGCACAACGGGTGACGTGGACTGACACGCGCTCAGCGCCGGAAGCGAGACGAGCGCGATAATCAAGAGCATCTTTCGCATGCTGCGATACCTCTGCGTTGAATTGAGTTTCGATCGCCGCTACCTTCGACTCGGCGGCTTGCTGATTGGCGAGCGCCGCGGCGAGCGCCTTCGATGTCGCTTGCGCGGTCGCCGCCTTTTCCGCGTTCCATTGCGCGGAGACGTGCGCCGCGCCGAAGTGCCAACCGAGCGCACACAGCGCGGCGGCAGCGAGCGCGACGAGCGCCGCGCGCCAGTGATCGGCGACGAAGCGCCAGGCGAGCGCGAGAGCGGCAATCATTGAGAAACCCCCAAAATGAGGCGTGGGCCGACCGAAACTTGAATAGTTCGGCTATCGACGCGCGCGGTTGTCGTGATGGTCACGGTGACGTCATACGTGACGCCCGATGCGCCGCCGCCGAGCCAGAACGTCACGACGCCGCCCGACACGCTCGTTGTCTTGCCTATCGGGTTGACGGTGATGCCCGCCGCGGCGGTTACGTCGGGCGTGCCCTGAATCGTTTCGCCGCTCGCGAGCCAGGTCGAAAAATCGATCTGATAGTCGAGCACTGCGGCCGGCGCTTTCGGCGGCAACGGTTTGAGAAAAGCCATGTGATTCCCTATGTTGAGGCCGTGATTCGGCGCACTTCAGGCGGCACGACAAAGCGCCGCGATTCCGGCGTCACGCGCGCGGCGCGCGCCTCGCGAGAAACGGGCAATCGGCGCGAGTCTCGATCGACCGCGGCAATGCGGCGCTCCATCGGAACCGCGAAGCGAATCGGGTTCGGCGTGCTCGTGTCAATGACGACGCCGAGAATGCGCGCGGAGACGCCAGCAAGAGAGCCTGCGAGAGTGCCAGACGGGTTAGAGAAGGTGAGCGCCGAGAATGCGCCAGAAACGCCCGACAGCGCCCCCGCCATCGCTCCCGATGGGTTGGCATAGGTGATGCCAGAGAAGGCGCCTGACGCGCCCGCCAGCGCGCCAGAAACAGCGCCGCCGATGCCGAGCGCGCCGGATAGCTGACCGGATGCGCCCGCAAGCGCGCCCGCAAGCGCGCCGGTCGGCAGCATCGTCATCGAGCCAGCGAAAGAACCGGTCACACCAGCAAGCGCGCCAGACAGCGCCCCGCCGATGCCGGTGTATGAGCCGCCAGCGAAAGAGCCGGTGACGCCCGCGAGCGATCCGGCCAGCGAACCGGCAATCGATTCGCCGCCCGACATCGCGCCGGATACACCGCCGAGCTGCGCGCTGAACGCGCCCGGAATCGACTCTGCCGCCGAGAGTGCGCCGCTGACGCCCGCCAATGCGCCGCCGAGCGCCGCGCTAAACCTCTCCTGCGCTGCGAACGCGCCAGTGACGCCGACCGTCGAGCCGCCGAGCGTCGCGGAGAACGATTCAGACGCCGCGAAAGCGCCGGCAACGCCCGCCAGCGCGCCAGAGAGCGAGCCGGAAATCGACTGTGCGCCAGAAAATGCGCCGACAGCGCCGGAGAGCGAACCGGAAGCGGCGCCGGAAATCGACTCCGCGCCCGCGAATGCGCCCGTGACGCCCGACAGCGTGCCCGCGATCGTGCCCGAAGCGCTCGCCGTGGCCGACAGATACTTGACCGCGTGCAGCATGACGTTATACGACGCTCCGACCGTAGTCGTGATCGTCGCTTTGATCGTCAGCGTCTGCGATGCGGAGTTTGCCGCCCAGGTGATCGTCGTGCTGTAGAACTTCTGATTCCCGCTGCCTGTCGTGCCGGGCGATACGGTGTAGGCGGTTGCGCTGCCGTCAGATAGCGTCGCGGTGAGCGTGCATGCACTGGAATACGCCGCCCAATAGATCGTCGCCGTTCGGCTCGTCGTGTCGGCGGGCAGGGTGAATTGATAGCCCTGCCCGGTCGCGGTCGTGTTGTCGACGTAGATGCCGCCCGCGAGCGCCGTCGCCGATGCCGTGGGCGTGCCGTCCGTCCACGTCATTTTGGGGCCGTCTGTGTAGCCCGTCCATATCACGCCCGAGCCGATCAGCGCCGGCAAGCCGATCGTCGAGCCGCCGCCGCTCTTTCGATTGACGGACGTCGCCGACTGCGGAAATTGAATCCAGTCGGTTTGTGCCGGCGAAGAGAGATTGAATGTCTCGGTGCCGGCTAAGACTGTGTTCGAGCCGGTGAGAGTACCCACACCTCCCCCTTATGCGTTGCCTTCGGTGAGCGTGCCCGACGAAATGCTGACCTGTGCGCCACTGACGATCGACGTCGTACCCATGACGATTTCAGCAGGAGCGGACGTGCCGACGTCGAAATCGGCGACGAACGTGCCACCCGAGGTCGTGAGGCGCGCCCATGTCGCGGTGCCGGTCGCGGCGGCAGTGCCGGCCGTGACCGCATTGAACGTCAGAACGCCATTGCTCGATGCCGCCGCGAGCGTCGCGCCGCACGTCAGCGTGGCGAGCAGCGTCGTTGCCGTGCCGCCCGTCGCCGGGCGCGTGCCGTTATAGAACTTCAGCAGCGCGTTCGCGCCGGCTTGCGTCGTGATTGCATCGAGGCGGGCATTGCGCGCGGCTGCGGACAAACCAATCGTCATGCGTGACTCCAATGGAAAAAGCCCGCGCGAAGGCGGGCGATTGATGCGAGAGGGGAGGGGCTTACTTGCCGAGCTTTGCGGAGACGCCGAGGCCGGAAAGAAGCGCGAGCGCGCCGATGCCGTACTGCTGAAGGTCGAAGGGCTTGCCGGTCACGACACAGAAAATCTCAAGACCGAAGCCGATCAGGATCGCGGCGGCGCTCCAGAAATAGGAGGGTTCAAGCGTCGCGTTATCCGCGCCCGTAATCAGCTCTCGAAGTTTTGCGAGCATCAATAAACCTCGTCATCGGGAGAAAAAACGAAGTCGGCGCGCGCGACCTTCTGCATGATCCACATGGGATAGGGAAGCATGTGGATGCCGTGGCTAATGCCGCGGTGATGCTTCTCACAGAGGATTCGCATGTTGTATTCGGAATCGACGAAATCGGCCGGCTCTTTGAACGTCGACCAGTCGAAGCCGGGATGCAGCGCGCGCATCTTGTCCCAATCGACGCCTTCGCTATCCGCCCATTCGATGTGCCAGTGATGCACCTCGCGTTTTTCCTTCGTGCCGCAGACCCAGCAGGGCGTATCGAGCACATGAACGAGGTGATGTTTGGTTTTTCGGAAGAGGGCCGATTCGGTGCGCGGCGCGTGATTGGGGTAGTTGATCGAAAAATGGATCGTTTCGGTTTGCGTGTGTTCGTGCATAAAAAAACCCGCGCGAGGCGGGCGTTTGCGTTAGATGCCGAGCGCGGCTTTCGCCTTCTCCCACCGCGCGCGCCGCTTGTCTGCGCCGAGCATCGCGGGATTGATGCGTCGAGTGATGGCGTCGAATTCGCCCGCGTCCGCGAGCGCGTTCAGACCGTGATTGATCCAGTAGAAGCCAGCGACGAGCGCGGCAGTCATCGGGTCATTGCGCACGAGGTCGGGATTCGCAACGATGTCTACGCCGATGTCTTTCGCGGCGTCGGCGAAGTTCGCTTTGAACGTCGTTTGCACCAGGCCCGAGCCGCGATATTTCCAGCCGTCGCCGCTCGCCGCGTTGCCGTTGCCGTACTTGTTCGCATAGACCATGTTCGCGATTTGCTCTTGCCGCGCGAGCGGCACCGCTTTCTCGTTCGGTTGCCTGCCGTACTTCACCGCGACGGCGTAGGTCATGACGCGCGGGAACGTCGCCATCAGCGCAGGGATGGCGTAATTGAACGATTCGGACGTCGCGCCGAGCGAGCCGGATTCATGGCCGATCTGCGCGAGGAATGCCGCGAGGCGTTGCGGCGTGTTGATCGAGTAGCGCTCGCATGCAGCAGTCAGCGGAGCGGCGAATTTCGCGGCGTTGACCGTCATCGACTGGCATGCGTTTTCGAGCAGGGCGGGCGTGATGGCGATCGTCATTTATCCGCCTTGCCGTCTAGTTTGTCCTCGATGCGATCCAACTTCGCAAAGACCGCCTTGAATGTCTCGGTCAGACCTTGCAATGCGCGCTCGAAGTTGTTCGCCGTGACGTAGGTTTCGGCGCAATGGAGCTTGAAGTCGGCAAGCGCCTTTTCTGCTTTTTCGGCGCGATCAGTCGACGCGGCGGCATTCGACTCGACCTTGGCGTGAAGCGAGCGATACAGCCACCAAATGACGACGCCGCAGCCCGTCGCAAAGAGAATCAACCAACCGTTGAGAATGTTGAAATCCATCGATCGCCCAAAGAAAAAGCCGCCCGGAGGCGGCTTGCTGAAGTTGCGGTAGAATTCCGCGTCAAATAGAAAGTGAGCGGAATCCATATGTTTTACCGCCTATTGAAAATGCTCGCGTGGGTGTTGATGTCGCCCGTCATGCTGCTGGCGTTCACCTGCGCAATTGGAATATCGGTTGCGCATGACGCGACAAAGCCGCGCCTTTAATCACTGAGCGACTTGATGGTTGCGTTGGCGACGCAATGCCCGGCGCCGAACAGCGCGTCGATGATGGGCGCGACGAATTTCGCCCATTGCTTACCCTGAATCAGTGCGTTGCCGGTGCGGGTTGAGATGGTTTCGCCGCGCGAGCCGCCGAAAAGCGCGTTTCCGCACACGTCTTGCGCAACCGCCATCGATAACGCGCGATCGGTTGACCCGAATGCGGCTTGAAAGAACATCGCGACACAGAGAATCGGTGCGGCGAGCGTGCAAAGCACCCACACCATCAGCAATTTCGCGCGACTCATCGATTACCCCCAGGTGATCGCGTTCACTGCGTCGACGGACGTTGCAGCAGCGACACTCCCGGCGAGCGATTGATTCTTCGACATCGCAGCAAGCACCGCAGCTTTCGCGTCTTGCCCGACCTTCTGAATCTGCGCGGCGGTGTGCATGCGCCACGCCCATGCCCCCGCAGTGTCAGCACACCAGAACGGCGTTACCCATCCGGCCGCACCGTTGCTCAGCAGGGAATCGATCACCGACGACGCGAGGTTTTGCTGATCGGTGTCTTTCGCCGGGTAGACGTATCCGGTCGCGAGCGCATCGGACGTGAAGCCAGCGTAGATCGCGGCTTTGCATGCGGTCGATAGCTCGGCGATTTTTGCGGTTCGCGACGCGGCAAGCAGTTCACCAGGACTCGGCGGCGGCACATCGGCGAGAGCGCCGTTCTCGACGAACTTCGAGCCTTGATTGCTGATGCACGACAACCATTCTTCGTCCGTGATGTTGATCACGTTCGCGCCCGCAGGCGCCGGACTATCGGTCGTATCGTAAAAGGCGATGATTGCGCCGGTCGAATCGTATGCGGCTTGTTTTTGGCCCATGAGCAGTTAGTTCCCGATTGCGAAATAAGTGTAAGAGCAGACCGAAGCGACCGCCGCCGCCTTGTAGATTGAAATCTGGCTGTTCGACGGAAATGCCGTCGAGCACAAATCCGAGGCAGACGGGTTGCCAGCGATGGATCGCGTAGCAACCGACGCAAACGCGTTATTTGGGAATGCCATCGGTAGCGTGCTTGTCACGCTTTGCACGTTCGCAGGAACCGAAGTTGAGCCCCATTGGATGATTAGGCCGGTCGGAAGCTTCTGATAGCCGGATGCGGCAAGAGATGCCCCGAAGCCGTCGAGACGCGCAAAACCGGGGAAGAAAGGCGCAGTCGTCACCTTCGCGATATTGCCAGCAACGACAGACGTCGCGCCGTATGCGACCGTGATCGTATAGAGCGCCGTCTGACCGGCAGGCGTCGCGGGCGTCGTCTGCGAGCCGGTCGTTGCTGGAACGCCGGCCGTTAGCGTCAGCGAAACCGTGTCTTGCCGAAGCGTGTTTTGCGACGTACCGAGATTGTTCGGCCCGCTGTACGCCTGCGCCGGGTTCGACGCGTTGTAATACGGCAGCACGGTCGCACCCGTATCGGCTTCGAGGAAAGCCGCCGAAATCAGGTAGACGATCGATTGGCCGGACGTGAGCGGAGCGGGTGTGGAGAACGTCTGCGCGGTCTTTAGAATGCCTTGCTTTTGCGTGACGGTCGAATCGGCTGCGAGCGACGAGTAAGCAGTCGCATCGAGCGCCGCTTGCGCATAAACCGAGCCGGGTTGCACGATGACATTCATCGCGGCGGGCGAGTTTGGAACGCACCCGAGGCCGTTGAACACCGTGCTCGTGCCGAGAATGTCTTGCGCGAACTGCCCGAGCGCGAACATCGCATTTTTGTTCGTATTGAGCAGGTCGGTTTCGAGCGGGACAGCGCCCGCATAGACTGTTACGCGATCGATGATCGTTCTCCAAAAGAAAAAGCCCGCGCGCGGCGGGCTTGGCAATTCAAAATGCGAGGGTTAGTTACTGATCGCGACCCATGCAATCGTCGCTACGGGCAGAACGGAAGCGATTGCGGCATAGATCGCCGCGTCGGTGACGCCGGCCGTCATATCGCCGATGTTTGCGTAAGCGGCGCGCGAGGGAGTTGCATAACCGCCCGGAGACGTGCCATATCCCTGAAGGTATGGAAGGCCGGAGCCGGAAGGGCGGTACGCGGTAACGAATGCCTGATAGTTGTGCAGCAGCGAGCCATAAGCGCCCGCGACGCCGTAACCCATCGCGAAGCCATACGCGCCGGTATCCTGCGGCCGGGTCGGCTCGACGATGACTGGCGCGCGCCCGGTGAGGTCGGTCAGAATCTTCGTGATCGCCGCGCGCGTGCCGCGCTCTCGGATGATGTTGATTTTGATGCGCGTGCGGTACGCCGGGTCGGTTTCGTTTGCGAGCCGCGACAAGCCGCTCTCGCCGAAATAATCCGCCGCCGAGAGGTCGAGCCAGCCATCCGTCGAGGTTTGCAAACGCGTCTGAGCGAGCAAATACTGATACGCCGCGTAGACCGTAACGAACGCCGATGCAATGCCGCCGAGCAGCGCGTCGAGAATCGGCGAGGTCGAGCCGAACCAACCGCTCGGCATGCGCGCCTTGATGCGCTTGAAAAAGTCCTGTTGATCGCCTGTAGCCATTAACTCACCGATACGGAAGCCGCCTTGATCACTTGCTGATTCGTGGCAGCAAGGTCGGCGGTCGCGCCGTTGATCGTCAGCGTGAGCACGCTCAGAACGTCGCTTGATGCATCGATCGCGATCTGCCCGAGTTTGAAGTACGGCAGTTTCGCCCCGAGCGGAAGCGTGTTGATGTAGGAGGTCAGCGCCGTTTGCACGAGCGAGCACGTCGCCGAGTGAGCAACGCCGACCGACGTCGTTTGCAGCGTCATGACGACGGTCGCATTGACGACTGTGGGCGCGAACACGCCGAACGTCGATGTGAAAGGCCGCACCGCGTCGACTGCGTTATAGACAGCGGAGAGCACGGTCGAACCCGGCGCGCCGCTCCCGTCGTCGACGATGACGTAGAAGTAGCCCATCTGCGTGACGCCGGCTTTCGTCTGATTCTCGCCGATCGTGTACGTGAAGTTCGCGCCGAGCGCCGTGATCGCCGCGCCAATCGCCGCCTTCGTCGCTCGCGCGAGAGATGCGAGATACCCAACGAAGCGCACGCGTGCCGCCGCATCAGATTCCGCGTCGACGCCGTTCGCGAATGGCAGCGCGTTCGTTACCGTGTCGACGAACGGAATCGACTGGTAAAGCGCGGTGATCGTGTTCGCGCCGACGTTGCCCGACGAATCAGGAAGGCTCAGCGAGTTCGAGCCGGGCGTGATGCTGACCACCGCGCACGTCACCGCCGCGGCGCCGGCCGCGATAACATAGCCGCCGAGCGTCGCGCTATACGCTGCGTTCGTGGTGTCGACAACGACTTTATATTGCTGCGTGCCGTCGCCGGTCTGAACGATCGAGCCGACCGGAACGACCGCCTGCTGCGTCGTCGTGAAGCGCGAGAATGTGACCTGGCCGCTTGCCGCTTTCGGTGCGAGCCGCGTGAAGTCGTATTGCGCGAACCATGTATCGAGGTCCGCGCCGTTCGACGTCGCCGCGCGCGTCAGTGCAATCGCGTTCAGGATTAAGCCCTGAAGCCAGAGCGCAACCCACGCCGTACCTTCGCCGATGGCGCGCAAAACCGAGCCGATGACGAAGTTCACAAGCGATGACGCGGCGCCCTGCACAGTCGTCGCAAATCCGGTCAGGAGTTGCGTGAATGATTGGGTGTTGACGCTCATTGATTGATGTCGAAAGAGAGGGTTTCAGTCGTGCCGGTGATGAGGTCGGCGTATTGAATGTCGATCGTTGCGCCGTCGTTGAACGGCGTCACATCGATTTGCGGCGACGGCGTGCGCGCGACGCTTGGAAACGACACGACAACGCTTCGAACGAGCGCGCGCAGCTCCGCGACATTGAGCGTCGAGCCGACGCGCCGAGGCAGGCCCGCGCCGAAGTCTGGATGATCCGAATAGTCGGCGGTTGCGAGCGGGTTGCCGGCGCGGTCGGAGAGGGCGGGATTGGTGAGCAGCGCGCGAAGAATCTGCTGTTGCGTCGTGTCGCTCTCGCCGGCGAGCAATAGATCGCCCGAGGCAGAAACGTTTAGGTCATTGCCCCAGAAGTGGTACGCGTCCATGCGGTTACTCCTGCTGAGTTGGCGCGTTCGACGTGACCGTAGAACTGCCGCCTTGAACGTTCAGAATCTGGTGCGTGTGCGAGTTGTAGATCGAGCGCATTTGCGACATAGTGTGCGAGTTGGTCGCGGTGTTGTCCTGAATGTCGGCTTTGCTCGTAACGTTCTGATTGACGTTCAGCGTGTTATCCATCTGCACCGGGCCGACGAAATGGTGCTGCGTCGCCGTGTAAGTGATGCTCGACATCGCTGCAACGGTGATCGTCCCGTCGCCGTTGAACTTCAGCGCGCTTCCCGACTGATGGACGATGAACGTGTCGCCGCTCGGCACTGCGGGCGGCATGTTGACGTTCGAGAAGAAGCGCCCGACGATGCGCGGCGCGTTCGGCGATGCGTTATCGAACGCGACCTGCACCATGTCGCCGAGGTTCGGGCCGCACACGATGCCG